TTGAATGAGCTGGACCGCAAGGCGCTGTGCGCGCTGCCGCATCTGTTCGGCATCTGGGCATTGGACCACCAGCGCCCGCCGCCGGGCGGCTGGCGTGCCTGGGTGATCCTGGGCGGCCGCGGCGCAGGCAAGACGCGGGCAGGGGCCGAATGGATCCGGTCGCTCGCCGAAGGGCCGCGCCCGCAGGATCCCGGCACCGCCCGCCGCATCGCGCTGGTGGCCGAAACCTATGACCAGGTGCGCGACGTGATGATCCACGGCGACAGCGGCATCCTGGCCTGCTCGCCGCCCGACCGCCGCCCCAAGTGGAAAGCCTCCGAGCGCAAGCTGATCTGGCCCAACGGCGCCGAGGCGCAGGCGTTTTCCGCCCACGACCCCGAGGCCCTGCGCGGCCCCCAGTTCGACGCCGCCTGGGCGGATGAGCTGGCCAAATGGCGCAAAGGCCAGGAATGCTGGGACATGCTGCAATTCGCCCTGCGGCTGGGCCGGGACCCGCGCGTCTGCGTCACCACCACGCCGCGCAATGCACCGGTTCTGAAACACCTGCTGGCCTCTCCCAGCACGGTGCAGACCCACGCCCCGACCGAGGCCAACCGCGCCAACCTCGCGCCGTCGTTCCTAGAGGAGATGCGGGCGCGCTACGCCGGCACCCGTCTGGGCCGGCAGGAGCTGGACGGGGTGATGCTGGCCGATGTGCCGGGCGCGCTCTGGTCCACTGCCGCGCTGGCGGCGGCGCAAGTGACCGGCGCGCCGCCGCTCGACCGGGTGGTGGTGGCGGTGGATCCCGCGGTCAGTTCCGGAAAATCCTCGGACGCCTGCGGCATCGTGGCGGCGGGCGCCGTCACCCAGGGCAAACCGCAGGACTGGCGCGCCTATGTGCTGGCCGACCGCACCGTTCAGGGCGCCGGGCCGCTGGCCTGGGCGCAGGCGGTGATTGCCGCCCGCGATGCCTTTGGCGCCGAACGGGTGGTGGCCGAGGTCAATCAGGGCGGCGCTCTGGTGGAGACGGTGCTGCGCCAGGCCGACCCGCTGGTGCCGTTCCGGGCCTTGCATGCGCGCAAGGGCAAATCCGCCCGCGCCGAACCCGTCGCCGCCCTTTATGAGCAGGGCCGCGTCAAACATTTGCCGGGGCTGGGAGAGCTGGAGGACCAGATGTGCCTGATGACCCCGCAAGGCTATCAGGGCAGCGGCTCTCCCGACCGGCTGGATGCGCTGGTCTGGGCCCTGCATGAGCTGATCATCCAGCCGGCAGCCAGCCTGAGGATGCCGCAGATCAGGGTGCTGTAATGCGCCCAGGGCAGCGCCCGCCCGGAGGGGGGCGGACGGGCGCTGCCCGGCCTTCGGCCAGACGGTGCATCAGAAAATGAAGATGGGAGAATGGCAGCGCGCAACGCTGCTATTTCCTTTTATTACAGTCGCTTAACCTGGGGTGTTGCGCCCCCTGCGTACGCACCGCTGGCCAAATCTTCAGGCCTCTCTGTCACTAATGACCCTCAGCAAAGGCGCATCGGCCCCAGCGGCAGGCAGCGCCCCACACAGCAACTTGAGGAGCGGACAATGGTCTTTGACCTGCTGCGGCGCAACAAGCCCGAACCCCCGGAAACCGCCCTGGAACAGAAGGCCAGCCAGACCGCCCGCGTGGTCTCCTGGCAGGGGGCCGGCCGCACCGCCTGGAGCCCGCGCGACAGCGTGTCCCTGACCCGCAGCGGTTTTGCCGGCAATCCGGTCGGCCACCGGGTGATCCGGATGATCGCCGAGGCCGCCGCGGCCGTGCCGCTGGTGCTGCAGGACAGCCGCCGGCGCTTTGACAGCCACCCCTGGCTGGCGCTGCTGGCCCGCCCCAATCCGGCGCAGGGCCAGGCCGAACTGCTGGAGGCGCTCTATGGCCACCTGCTGCTCTCCGGCAATGCCTATATCGAGGCGGTCGCGGCAGACGCAGGCACGCCTGCGGAATTGCATGTGCTGCGGTCCGACCGGATGCGCGTTGTGCCCGGCCCGGACGGCTGGCCGGCCGGGTTCGAATATTCGGTTGCCGGACGCAAGCACCGCTTCACCGCGGAGGGCGCGCAATCACCGGTCTGCCACATCAAAAGCTTCCACCCGCAGGACGACCACTACGGGTTGTCATCGCTGCAGGCGGCGGCAATGGCGATTGATGTGCACAACGCGGCCTCCCGCTGGTCCAAGGCGCTTTTGGACAACGCCGCCCGCCCCTCCGGCGCGCTGGTCTGGAACGGGTCCGACGGCCACGGCCGCATGTCCGAGGAACAATTCCGCATTCTAAGCGACGAGATTCAATCAAACTTTCAGGGCGCCAAGAACGCCGGCCGGCCGATGGTGCTGGAGGGCGGGCTGGACTGGAAGCCAATGGGGTTCTCGCCCTCTGATATGGAGTTTCAGAAAACCAAGGACACCGCCGCCCGCGAAATTGCGCTGGCCTTCGGGGTGCCGCCGATGCTGCTCGGCATTCCCGGCGATGCAACTTACGCCAATTACCAGGAGGCCCACCGCGCCTTTTACCGGCTGACCGTGCTGCCGCTGGCGGCCAAGGCCGCCGCCGCGCTTGCCGACTGGCTGGCCGGCTGGACCGGCGAGGCGCTGACGCTGAAACCCGACCTCGACCAGCTGCCTGCCTTGGCCGCCGAGCGCGAGGCGCAGTGGCGCCGGGTCTCTGCGGCCGATTTCCTGACACCCGCGGAAAAGCGGCGCCTGCTGGGGTTGCCCGCAGAAGCCCCCGCCGCGCCGCAGCGGGAGGGCGGACAGGATGACTGAGCACCCGATGCACGCTTTCGACTGTTCACCGGGTTTGCGCCTGTCCGCCCATGAGCGGGTGGCCCAGATCCAGCACGAGGCGGTGAACCGCCGTCTCGACCGGATCGAACAGATGATGGAACGGCTGGAAAAACGTCTCTGGCTCACCGTCTACGGCGTCGCCGCGGTGATCCTGGCACAGGCCTTTCAATCCTTCCTGACGGTGCAATTGCCGTAACAACAATAACTTGCGAGGCAGATATCATGCAGGGACCTCCCCAGCTTGAACATAAATTCGCGCGTTTCGGCGAGGATCTCTCGCTGCAGCACGCAAGCCAGATCACCGGCTACGCCAGCCTGTTCGGCCAGACCGATCAGGGCGGCGATGCGGTGATACGCGGCGCCTATGCCGCCTCGCTGAAGGCGCTTCAGGATCAGGGCCGCACCGTCAAGATGCTGTGGCAGCACGACCCCGCCCAGCCGATCGGCGTCTGGGACGAGGTGCGCGAGGATCAGCGTGGCCTGTTCGTCAAGGGCCGGATCCTGACCGCGACCCCCAAAGGCGCCGAAGCCGCGGCGCTGATCGAGGCCGGCGCCATTGACGGCCTGTCAATCGGCTACCGGACATTGAAATCCACCCGCACCCCGGACGGCAGCCGCCATCTGACCCAGCTGGAACTGTGGGAGGTGTCGCTGGTCACCTTCCCGATGCTGCCCGCGGCGCGGGTGGCGGGTAAATCCTCCGCCCTCGCGGCCGAGGCAGACGCGCTGCGCGCATTGGCCGCCGGCCTGCGCCGGATCACCCAGGAGCTCAAGGCCGGCCAGACTTAAAACAGGCCCGGCTTAAAACCGGCCCGGCTTAAAACAGGACAGACATCATGAGCAATCAAGACCTCCCGGACCCCTCCGGGACCACAGCGCCCCTGGCGCATGAAGTGACCCAGGCCATCACCGGCTTTCTTCATGAAATCAAGGGGTTTCGAACCGACGTGCAATCAAGGCTGAAACAGGCAGAAGAGCGAGTGAACATGCTGGACCGTAAAACAATCTCACAGAACCGCCCCCATCTGGCAGCCGGCCAGGACGCGGGCGCGCCGCATCAGAAGGCGTTCAACGCCTACCTGCGCAGCGGCGACGACGACAGCCTGCGCGGGCTGGAACTGGAAGGCAAGGCGATGTCCACCGCCGTGGGCGGCGATGGCGGCTACCTGGTCGACCCGCAGACCGCCGAGACCGTGAAATCGGTGCTGAACTCCTCCGCTTCGATCCGCGCGGTGGCCTCGGTGGTGCATGTGGAGGCGTCTTCCTATGACGTGCTGATCGACCACAGCGAAATGGGGGCCGGCTGGGCGACCGAGGCCGGCCCGGCCGCAGAAACCGGCACCGGCAGCATCGACCGCATCACCATTGCGCTGCATGAACTCAGCGCGCTGCCCAAGGCGTCGCAACGGCTGCTGGACGACAGCGCCTTTGATATCGAGGGCTGGCTGGCGGGCCGCATCGCCGACAAATTCGCCCGCTCCGAGGCCGAGGCCTTTATCAATGGTGACGGCATCGACAAGCCCAAGGGCTTCCTGTTCCACCCGGTTGTCAGCAACGGCAGCTGGAGCTGGGGCAACCTTGGCTATGTCACCTCCGGCACCGACGCCGAGGTTGGCAGCGGCGATGCGATCATTGATCTGGTCTATGCGCTGGGGGCGGAATACCGCGCCAATGCGACTTTCATTCTGAACTCCAAGACCGCAGGAATGCTCAGGAAATTGAAAGACGCAGATGGCCGGTTCCTGTGGTCTGACGGTCTGGCCGCAGGCGAACCCGCACGGCTGATGGGCTACCCGGTGCTGATCGCCGAGGACATGCCGGACCCGGGTTCCAACAGCTATTCCATCGCTTTCGGCGACTTCCGCGCCGGCTATACCATCGCCGAACGCCCGGACCTGCGGGTGCTGCGCGACCCGTTCAGCGCCAAGCCGCATGTGCTGTTCTACGCCACCAAGCGGGTCGGCGGCGATGTCAGCGACTTTGCCGCGATCAAGCTGATGAAATTCGGCGTGACCTGACGCGTTGCGCTGATGGCGGACCGGCAGACCGGTCCGCCGGCGGGTATGCACCCCACAATCCTTTGCCGTCCAGCTGCTCCCCTCCGTCCGAGCGGCAAGGGATGGTGCATGCCCGCCGAACCCCACCCGGACAGCAGATCAGGGCCGCAGCAGGGGATGGCCCGCAGGAGTGAGATGATGATGCTGAGCGAACTGACCCCCGTGCCCGAGGCCGCCCTGCCGCTGGCCCCGTTCAAGGCGCATCTGCGCCTGGGCAGCGGTTTTGGCGAGGACAGCCTGCAGGACGAGGTGCTGATTGGCTTTCTGCGCGCGGCCCTGGCTGCGATTGAAGGAAGGACCGGCAAAGCTCTGATAATACGAGATTTTGAGATGGAGATCCGGCACTGGCGCGACCGTGCCCGGATGATCCTGCCGATCGCCCCGGTGCAAGCGGTGACCGCAGTTGCGATGCGCGGCGCAGGCGGCGATGAGACGGTTCTGGACGCCTCCCTCTATCACCTGGAGCCCGACAGCCAGCGCCCGCGCCTGTGCCCGGCCGGCAGCCTGCTGCCGCCGATTCCCACCGGCGGTCTGGCGCGGATTTCACTGCAGGCCGGGATGGCCTCTGATTGGGGCGGCCTGCCTGCCGATCTGGGCCAGGCGGTGATGCTGCTGGCCGCGCATTATTACGAATACCGGGCCGACACCGGCCTGCACGGCGGCTGCATGCCCTTTGGCGTCACCAGCCTGATCGAACGCTACCGCAGCCTGCGGCTGACCCTGGGAGGCCTGGCATGAAAACCCCCCCGAAACTCACCCGCAAACTGGTGCTGGAAGACCCCCAGCGCCAGGCCGACGGGGCCGGAGGCTATTCTGAGACCTGGGTGGCGCTTGGCACCTTTTGGGCCGAGGTGACATCGCTTACCGGGCGTCTGACCGGCGACAGCCTGTCTTTGCAGAAATACCGGATCACCCTGCGCGCTGCACCAGAAGGCTTTGCATCACGACCCCGTCCTGATCAGCGCTTCCGCGACAGCAACAGGCTTTACCGTATTGACGCAGTTGCAGAATCCGATCCCGACGCCCGCTACCTCACCTGTTTCGCGGTTGAGGAGGTGAGCGGATGACCTATGCCATCGCAGGCGGGTTGCAGTCCGCCGTCTACACCCATCTGACCGGCGATGCGGGGCTCACCGCTCTGGTCGGCAGCGCGATCTATGACGCGATCCCCGCAGGCCCCTTGCCGCAGACCTATGTGGCGCTGGGATCGGAGGAGGTGCTGGACCGCTCCGACAAGACAGCAGGCGGCGCCGAGCACCGGTTTTTCATCACCGTCACCACCGACATGGCCGGATTTGCCGGCGCCAAGGCTGCCGCCGCGGCGGTCTGCGACGCGCTGGTCGGTGCCGCGGTGCCGCTGCCCCGCGGCCGGCTGACCGGCCTGTGGTTCGACCGCGCCAAGGCTGAACGGCTGAAGACCGGCGGCAGGCAGATCATCCTGCGCTTCAGGGCGCGGGTGGATGACGTCTAGGCCGCAGGACATCGCTCAACCCCATTGAAAAGCAGGGAGAAACCCCATGACAATTCAAAACGGCAAGGACCTTTTGGTCAAAGTGGACATGAACGGCGCCGGCCTGTTCGAGACCATCGCGGGCCTGCGCGCCACACGGATCAGCTTCAACGCTGAAAGCGTCGATGTGACCAGCCTCGAAAGCCAGGGCGGCTGGCGCGAGCTGCTGGCCGGCGCCGGGGTGCGCTCGGCCAGTATCTCCGGTTCCGGCATTTTCCGGGACGAGGCGACGGACGAACGCGCAAGGCAGCTGTTCTTTGAAGGGCTGACACCGGACTTCCAGATCATCATTCCCGATTTCGGCATCGTGCAGGGCGCCTTTCAGGTGACCGCGCTGGAATATGCCGGCAGCCACAATGGCGAAGCCACCTATGAGCTGTCACTGGCCAGCGCCGGTGCTCTCAGCTTTACGGCGGTTTGAACGATGGTGAACCCGCAGGCCGGAGAGGCGGAATTGATCGTGAATGGAACCCCTTACGCGCTGAAGCTGACCCTTGGCGCGCTGGCGGGGCTTGAGGATTCGCTGGAGGAAGGCACGCTGGTGGATCTGGTGCAGCGGTTCGAACAGGGCCGGTTTTCGGCCCGCGACGTGCTGGCGCTGCTTGCGGCCGGCCTGCAGGGCGGCGGCCATGAGCTGAGCCGTGAAGCCTTGGCATCTGCTGCAATCACCGGCGGTCCGATGCAGGCGGCGAAGGTGGCGGCAGACCTGCTGGTGCGCAGCTTCACCGTGCCGGACAGCCTGTGAGCACGCTCGACTGGCCCGCCCTGATGCGCGCCGGGATGGCCGGGCTGAAATTGCTGCCGCGCGATTTCTGGCAGCTCACCCCGGCAGAACTGCGGCTGATGCTGGGCGAAGCCGCAGCGCCGCAACCTCTGGGCCGCGACCGGATGGCGGCGCTGATGCAGGCCTTCCCGGACATCGCGCCGCCACAGGACAAGGAGACGACAGGTGACTGATTCAACATCAATGGCAGAACTGGAATTGCAGGGCGAGGCGTTGGGGGAAGCGCTTGACGGCGCCTCCGGCATGGCCGCGGCCTTTGCCGAGGTGCTGGGGCGGGTGAAGGAAGGATTTTCCGAAACCGGACGCGACGCGCAGGTCCTGGACCGCAGTCTTTCCAAGGGCTTGCGCCGCGCTTTTGACGGGCTGGTGTTCGACGGCGACAGCCTGTCCGCGTCGATGGACAGGCTCGCCCGCTCAATGATCCGCACCACCTATAACGCCGCGATGAAGCCGGTGGCGAACCATGCGGGCGGGCTGATCTCCGATGGCATCGGCAGCCTGATCGGCAGCATCCTGCCCTTTGCTGGCGGCGCCGCCTTCAGCCAGGGCAAGGTGATGCCTTTTGCCAAGGGCGGCGTTGTCACCGGGCCGGTCAGTTTTCCGATGCGCGGTGCCACCGGGCTGATGGGCGAAGCAGGGCCGGAGGCGATCCTGCCGCTGACCCGCGGCGCTGATGGGTCGCTGGGCGTGCGCAGCCAGGGCGGCGGCGGGGTCAATGTGGTGATGAATGTCACTACCCCCGACGTCAAAGGCTTTGAACGCAGCCGCAGCCAGATCGCCGCACAGCTGTCCCGCGCGCTGAGCCGCGGCGGAAGAAACCGTTAAGGACGGAGGGTAAGTCCATGAATTTTCACGAAGTCCGATTTCCCGCCTCTCTCAGTTTCGGCTCGGTCGGCGGTCCGGAACGGCGCACCGATGTGGTGACCCTGGCCAACGGGTTCGAGGAGCGCAACACCCCCTGGGCGCACTCCCGCCGCCGCTATGACGCCGGTCTCGGCCTGCGCGCGCTGGAGGATATCGAGGTGCTGATCGCCTTTTTCGAGGCCCGCCAGGGGCAGCTTTACGGCTTCCGCTGGAAGGACTGGAGCGATTACAAATCCGCCCGGCCCAGCGCCGATCCGGATTTCCGCGATCAGGTGATTGCCACCGGCGACGGCAGCACCGTGACGTTCCAGCTGGCCAAGAGCTACCGCTCGGGTGAGTTCACCTATCAGCGCCCGATTGCCAAGCCGGTGGCGGGCTCCGTTCGGGTCGGCATTGAGCAGGACGAGCTGCGCGAAGGCGTGGATTACGAGCTGGACACCGTCACCGGGATGATCACCCTGGCGCATCCGCCGGAGATCGGCCTGAGCATCCGGGCGGGGTTCGAATTCGACGTGCCGGTGCGGTTTGACACCGGCAGCATCCAGACCAGCGTGGCGTCCTTTCAGGCCGGTGAAGCGCCCGCGGTGCCGGTGGTGGAGGTGCGGGTATGAGCCGTCTTTCCAACAGCTTGCACGGCCATCTTAAAAGCGGGATCACCACGCTCTGCCGGGCCTGGGCGCTGGAACGGCGCGACGGCACCATGCTGGGATTTACTGATCATGACTGTGCTTTGTCCTTTGACGGGCTGGCGTTTCAGCCCGGCAGCGGGCTGACGGCGCGGGCGGTGCAGCAGACCACCGGCCTGTCGGTCGACAACACCGAGGCGCTGGGGGTGCTGAGCGACGCCGCCCTGCGCGCAGAGGATATCGAGGCCGGCCGGTTCGATGGCGCCGGGGTGCGCTGCTGGCTGGTCAACTGGCGCGATGTTTCGATGCGCTGGCTGCAGTTCCGCGGCTCGATCGGTGAAATCCGCCGCGCGGGCGGCGCGTTTGAGGCAGAGCTGCGCGGGCTTGCCGAGGCGCTGAACCAGCCGCTGGGGCGGATTTATCAGAAACCCTGCACCGCGGTGCTGGGCGATGCGGCCTGCCGGTTCGACCTGCAGACGCCGGGTTATGCCGTCGAGCTGGAAGCGGTGGAGGTCGCGCGCTGCGAGGTGTTCGGCTGGGAGGCTTTGCCGGGGTTTGAGGCGGATTGGTTCACCGGCGGGCGGCTGACGGTGCTGAGCGGAGCCGCAGAGGGCCTGTGGGCCGCCGTGAAGGCGGACCAGAGCAGCACTGACGGGCGCCGGATCACCCTGTGGGAACCGGTCCGTGCGGCGGTGAGTCCGGGCGACAGGGTCCGGCTTGAGGCAGGCTGCGACAAGCGCATGGAAACCTGCCGGCTGAAATTCAACAACCTGCTGAACTTTCAGGGCTTCCCGGATATTCCGGGCGAAGACTGGCTGATCGCGGTGCCGCGGCAGTCCGGTGTGAACACCGGGGGAAGCCGCAGGTGAGCCGGGTGGTTTCCGCAGCGCGGGGCTGGATCGGCACGCCCTATGTGCATCAGGCCGCGTGCAAGGGCGCGGGCTGCGATTGCCTGGGCCTGATCCGGGGCCTGTGGCGCGAGCTGTACGGGGCTGAGCCCGAGGCACCGCCTGCCTATACGATGGACTGGTCCGAACCGCAGGGAGCGGAGGCGCTGTGGCAGGCCGCGGCGCGGCATTTGCTGGCGAAACCTCTGGGCGATGCCGCCCCCGGCGATGTGATCCTGTTCCGGATGCGCGACGGCTCGGTGGCCAAGCACCTGGGGGTTCAGTCTGAAGTTTCTTTTCAAAGCGGTGCGGGCCGTGCCCGGCCGCGGGGGGGCGGGAAGCGCCGGCCCGGGCGGGCGGACGGGCGCTGCCCGGCCTTCGGCCAGGTGGAACACAAAGGCAATGTTCCGTCCTTCATCCACGCCTATGCCGGCCGCGGGGTTGTCGAAAGCCCGCTGAGCCCGCCCTGGCAGCGCCGGATCGTGGCGCGGTTTCAATTCCCGAAGGAGCTGATCTGATGGCAACCATTCTTCTTTCTGCTGCCGGTGCTGCCATCGGCGGCACAATCGGCGGCTCCGTGGCGGGGCTGTCTTCGGCCGTCATTGGCCGCGCCGTGGGCGCAACCTTGGGCCGGATGATCGACGAACGGCTCCTGGGCAGCGGCGCCGACCCGGTGGAGACCGGCAAGGTCGACCGTTTCCGCCTGACCCAGGCCAGCGAAGGCGCGCCGGTGGCGCAGGTCTATGGCCGGATGCGGCTGGGCGGCCAGGTGATCTGGGCCTCGCAGTTTCTGGAAACCTCATCGGTCAGCGGCGGCGGCGGCAAGGGGCGGCCCAGCCAGCCGCAGGTGACCAGCTACAGCTATTCCGTGTCGCTGGCGATTGCGCTGTGCGAAGGCGAGGTCGCCCATGTCTCCCGCGTCTGGGCCGATGGCGAGGAAGTGGCGCCGAAGGATCTGAACATGACCGTCTACACCGGCGGCATGGACCAGCTGCCCGATCCGGTGATGGAAGCGGTCGAAGGCGCCGGCCGGGTGCCGGCCTACCGCGGCACCGCCTATGTGGTGATGGAAAACCTCGACCTTGCGCGCTTTGGCAACCGGGTGCCGCAGTTCTCCTTCGATGTGCTGCGGCCCGAACAGCCCGCCAGCAGCACCCACGCGCAGGACCTGGGCCGCTTGGTGCAGGGGGTGGCACTGATGCCGGGCACCGGTGAATACGCGCTGGCGGCGGATCCGGTGTTCTATGGCGGCGGGCCGGGATCGTCGAAACCGGCGAACCAGCATACGCCCTCGGGGCTGAGCGACCTCAAGACCTCGCTGAACGCGCTGGAGGCCGAGCTGCCGTCCTGCGGTGCCGCCTCGCTGATTGTGTCCTGGTTCGGCGATGATCTGCGCTGCGGCAGTTGCAGGCTGAAACCGAAGGTGGAACATAAGACCGCCGAAGGAGATATGCCGTGGACAGTCAGCGGGCTTGACCGGAACACCGCAGATGAAGTGCTGAAGCAGGACGGCGAACCGCTTTATGGCGGCACGCCGGCGGATGCCGCGGTGGTTCAGTCGATCCGCGAGATGCAGGCGCGCGGCCTCAGGGTGATGTTTTACCCTTTCATCCTGATGGATCAGGCAGAGGGCAACGCATTGCCCGATCCCTGGACCGGCGGCGCCAGCCAGCCGCATCTGCCCTGGCGCGGGCGGATTACCCTGTCAGCGGCGCCCGGCCGGCCCGGCTCCGCTGATGGCACCGCGGCTGCGGATGCCGAGGTGGCGGACTTCTTTGGCAGTGTCACCGCGGCGGATTTTGCGGTGGGCGGCGGCAGCGTTGCCTATACCGGGCCGGACGAGTGGAGCCTCAGCCGGTTTATCCTGCACAATGCGGCGCTCTGTGCGGCGGCGGGCGGGGTAGAGGCCTTTTGCATCAGCTCGGAAATGCGGGCGCTGACGCAGATCCGCGGCGCCGGCGGCTTTCCGGCGGTGGCCGCCCTGCGGGCGCTGGCGGCTGAGGTGCGCATCCTGCTGGGGGCGGAGACCAAGATCGGCTATGCCGCCGACTGGTCCGAGTACTGGGGCTATCAATCGCCCGAAGGCGACCGGTATTTTCATCTGGATCCGCTGTGGGCGGACGCCAATATCGATTTCATCGGCATCGACAATTACATGCCGCTGTCCGACTGGCGCGAGGGCGAGGACCATCTGGATGCGCAATCCGGCGTGCCGGCGGTCTATGACCGCGACTACCTGCGCAGCAATGTGGAGGGCGGCGAGGGGTTTGACTGGTATTATCATTCAGCCGAAGCCCGGGACGCGCAGATCCGCACCCCGATCACCGACGGCGCCCATGAGGAACCCTGGATCTGGCGCTACAAGGATATCCGCAGCTGGTGGGCGCACGCGCATCACGAGCGGATCGGCGGGGTGCGGCAGGCGGTGCCGACCGGTTGGGTGCCGCAGTCAAAGCCTGTTTGGTTCACCGAACTGGGCTGCGCCGCCATCGACAAGGGCAGCAACCAGCCGAACAAGTTTCTGGACCCGAAAAGCTCGGAATCAAAACTGCCGCGTCATTCCAAAGGGTTGCGGGATGATCTTATGCAGATCGCCTATCTGCGCGCGATTCTCGGATATTGGGGGGAGGCCGCCAACAACCCGCTGTCGGAGGAATACGAGGGTCGGATGCTGGACATGGCCAACGCCTATGTCTGGGCCTGGGACGCGCGGCCGTTTCCGGCCTTCCCGAGCCGCGTGGAGATCTGGAACGACGGTGAAAACTACCTGCGCGGCCATTGGCTGAACGGGCGCGCCGGGCAGCGCACCCTGGCTTCGGTGGTGGAGGAGGTCTGCCACCGGGCCGGCCTTTATGACATTGATGTGTCGCAGCTTTACGGCGTGGTGCACGGGCTTGTGACCCCGGATGTCGCGGAGGCCCGCACGGTACTGCAGCCCCTGATGCTGCGGCACGGGTTCGATGCGGTGGAACGCGGCGGGCTTCTGATGTTCCGGATGCGCAAGGGCAGCGGCGCCGAAAGGCTGGCGCTGGAGCATCTGGCAGAGAGCGATGAGCTGGGCGGCACCACCGAGCTGAGCCGGGCCGGCGCGGCGGAACTGGCAGGCCGGGTGCGGCTGCGGTTCACCGAATGGGGCGGCGATCATGCGGTAGGCTCGGTTGAGGCGGTGCTGCCGGATGAGGCCACGCATTCTGTCAGCCAGAACGAGCTGCCGCTGGCGCTGACCCGTGCCGAGGCGCGGCAGGTGGTCAGCCGCTGGCTGGCCGAGTCTCGGATTTCGCGCGACATTGCGCGGTTCTCGCTGCCGCCCTCGATGCTGCATCTGGGGGCGGGGGATGTGGTCGCCTTGCCGTTGGAGGGCGGGGAGCAGCTGTACCGGATTGACCGGGTGGAGCAGGCCGAGGCGCAGATGGTGGAGGCGGTGCGGATCGAGCCCGGCGTCTATGACCTGGCCGCGGTGGCGGAGGAGCTGCCGGGGGGCAAGGCCTTTGCCGCCCCCGGGCCGGTGCTGCCCTTGTTCATGGATCTGCCCTTGATGCGCGGCAACGAGGTGCCGCATGCGCCGCATCTGGCGGTGACGGCGGAAGCCTGGCCCGGCAGCGTGGCGGTTTACGGATCCGGCGAGGATGAGAATTACGCGCTGGAACAGGTGGTTGCCGCACGTCAGGTGGTCGGGGTGACACAAACGCCGCTGCTGGCCGCGGCTGCGGGCCGCTGGGATCTGGGGGCGGATCTGCAGGTAAAGCTGATCTCGGGCGCGCTGGAGAGCCGCACCGCGGAGGCGGTCCTGAATGGCGCCAATGCCGCCGCCATCGGCGATGGCACACCAGGCAATTGGGAGCTGTTCCAGTTCCGCGAGGCCGAGCTGATCGCGCCGCAGACCTACCTTCTGCGCGGCCGTTTGCGCGGCCAGCAGGGCACGGATGCGCTGATGCCGGATGCCTGGCCTGCCGGGTCTTATGCGGTGCTGCTGGATGGTTCGCCGGTGCAGATGGAACTGGCGCCGGAACAGCGCCGCAGGCTGCGGCATTACCGGATCGGCCCGGCCCGGCGGGCGCTGGAGGATCCGTCTTATGTGCATTTGCAGGAGAGCTTTGACGGCATCGGGCTGCGTCCCTATGCGCCGGTGCATTTGCGGCTGGACGGGGCCCTGGGGGCGGACATCAGTGCCGCCTGGATCCGCCGCACAAGGATCGAGGGCGACAGCTGGGAGCTGGAGGACGTGCCGCTGGGCGAGGAGGTCGAATCCTACCGCATCCGGGTGATGCGCGGCGGCACGGTGCTGCGGGAGGCGGCGGCTGCGACGCCGGAGTGGTCCTATCCTGCGGCAGCGCAAGCCGAGGACGGCGTGCTGGCCGGTGACATTCTGGAAGTGGCGCAGCGGTCGGCGCGGTTCGGAGCAGGGCCGGCGGCGCGGGCTGTGCTGGGATGA